AGCCCTATCGTTTGCATCTACTGCCATGCCTACCTTTACCCAACCTTCCCACGCAGGGTTCGTGATTATATACACCTGACCCTGTGGGTTGTCTTTGTAGTTCTCTAAGGAACTAAAGGCTGCATCCTCAAACCCTTTGTACTTTCCTGACTTGTATAGTGGGTGAGACTTGGAAATATGTTTACCGTTGACATACATACGTTGGGAGTCTCTCACATGCCAACAAGGTTTGCAAACATACTTACCCTGTCTCTCCCTAGCTTCTGTCCAGTTCTCTCCCAGAACAAGCCCTGTACCACAATCAATACAATCTCTAGTGTGTGTCTGCCCATGTGTTTCCAACTTTGTAATCTCCTGCAAGTGGGCAGTTGAGTTTGTAGTGGAGTCCGGCAGCTTCCACGCAGCTTGTTGCAAGCCTTCCGAAAACCTCAGCCTTCTCCTGTCTGACTTCTGTCTGGATTTCATCGTGTATGTTCCCCAATATGTTATAGTCTATACCCCATAGTATAGCATACTCGTCAAGTAAACACAACGCTTTCTTCATTACTATCGCGCCTGCTGACTGTAAGAGGCTATTCAATGCAGCGTGTTCTGATCGTATTGTGATCCTTCTCCTATCCAAGCCATAAACATAGCCTCTTGTAGCCGCCATTCCAACTCGTGTTCGTAATTCTCCAAGAGCAGGCGTATTTGCAAGGAACTTTTCTTTAAGTCTCTTGCCATCCTTTGCAGTTCCTCCAACGATACTTCCGATCTTGGCATCTCCGGCCCCATAAAGAAAAGCGTAGATGAAAGTCTTTGCTTGATCTCTAGTTTCAAGGCCCGCAGCCAACTGGTTTGCCGTGTGTATATCTCCGTTGAGTATTTCATTTGTGTATCCCTCATCGTTCATGTAATGAGCCAGCATACGTAGCTCAAGCCCGCTTGCATCCATACCTACCAGCTTGTAACCTTCCGGTACTGTCCACACATCACGACACTGCTTGCCGTAGGGTGAGTAGACTGCTGGAACCTGCCCCATGTTGGGACTAGAATGGGTCATGCGGCCCGTCACTGCTCCGCAGGGGTTAACGTACCCGTGTACTCTACCATCGTCCTTAACTGCGTCTAGCCAGCTTTGTACCTGTGCGATACGCTTCTGTATCATTAGGTACTCACCTATCAATGACGCTTGTGGTATACCTGTCACCTTACTTAGCACTGCCTCATCTACGATGGCCTGTCCTGTCTCAGTGAACTGTTGTGGCTTCCAGCCAAAGTATTGTAGGTATCTCCCTATCTGCTGTCGTGAACCTAAGTTAAACTCTGGAAAGTCAATACGGCTAAACTCACCGCTTACTACTTCCCAACTGTCTCCTAAAAACTTCAGCCCTACTACTGACATAGTGCCGTCCTTCTTAATCTTAGGTGATACTTGTTTTATAAAAGTAGGTAAAGGTTTGAAGACTGTATGTACTTCATCCTCTAGGTCATACTTCTTTTCCTTTAACTCAGCTAACAAGATAAAAGATTTCTCTTGGTCTAACGTCCAACCTATTTTAATCTGCTTAGAAATAATGTCCTGTACTTGGTGTTCAAGGCTAATGCTTTCACTTCCAAAATCACTAAGCTCAGAAAGTAATCTCTTGTACACCAGTTCATTAACTCTAACATCTTGCTTACAGTATTCCACCATATCCTGAGAGAAATTATCCCAATCACTGTGTTCTCCTTTCGGTTGTCCTAAGATAGTACCCCAGTTCTCTAGCGAGTGACCGCCTAAGCGCGAAGGTTCTGATAAGCGTGACATGACTAATGTGTCTGTCAGTTTATGTCCTGCAAAAGATATGCCCCATAGTTTTTCCAACACTGGTACATCGTAGGCTAATATGTTATGTCCGATTAACTCTACGGGTTCCATTGGAGCATCAGGATCACCTGTACCGTTAAGTCTACACAGTAGTTGAATCCTGTTGTAACAGACATGCGTATTGTTGGTAGCACTCTCATACAACACAACACACCACACCTGCGTAGGCTCTAAACCATTTGCCTCAATGTCAAAAACTAACTGTCGCATTTAAAACTCCGCTTTGTCATCCGATACTGGACAGGCTGTCTCAATCATACGACCTGATTCATTATCATAGTACAAGTAACAAGCTGGCCCTGTCAATCCGGCAAACCTATTCTTTAGGACACGTACAGTAGTAGTGTTGCGGATCGTAGCATCAGGGTGTTGTTGGTCACGCTCTAATCCAATCACCATGTCACTTAGCTGTGCAATAGCAGCACTACCGCGTAACTCACCTAAGCTAATCTTACCGCCATCCTCGTGCGCCTTCTGACCTGATGGTCTGCGGAGGTGTGACACTAGGAACAACCCAACGCCTGTCTCTTGTACAATCTTGCGAAGGTTAGTCATAATAGAATCAATAGCCTTACGCTCATCACCATTGGACTGGTCACTGACTACAATACTAAGGTGATCCAAGATGATCCACTTGCAGTCAAGACCCTTGGCCATGTAGCGTATACGTCCCAACAGATCGTCCTCACTGGTACTACCGAAGTGATCCAGTAACTGCAAACGACCTAACCCAAAGGTTCTCTCCCAGTAACCACGCTCTGCCTCTGGTGTAACCTCTGCCCGTACCTCTGGAATGTGTAGCACCTTGTTAGCTTCAATGGACATGATACCTAACGTAGTCTTAGGGATGTCTTCCTCTAGTGCTAGGATGCCAATGTTATCTTCCGTGTTCTTCAACAAGTAATGCTCAAGCTCCCGCATGATCTGACTCTTACCCATGCCTGACCCTGATGTAATGGTAACTAACTCCTTACGTCTAAAGCCATAGGTAAAGGCATTCAAACATTCCCACGGGTAGGGTATGGACTTAACATCTTTCTGCTCTTGCAGTAAATCCCATGTATCTAAGCCGGACACAATACCATCAGGTCTAAATGCCTTAGCGTTCCACCACTCCTTAACAAAGTCAGCGACCTTGTTAGCCTTAAGCATCTCGCCCGCGTCCTTCATAGGTAGCGTGACGTTCTTAGCTTTGTTGGGGGTGAAGAGATTAAGCACTGCCTTGGCTGCTTCTGTGCCTGCCTTGTCATTGTCGAAACAGATGACCACATTGTCGAAGCTCTCCAACCACTCTAGGTTGGCTTTGATGTCCTTGGCTGCACCTGTTGCTCCTGATCTGATAGAGACTGCTGGCCACTTGCCGTCAAACATCTCGTTGACAGCCATTGCGTCTGCCTCGCCTTCGCAGATCGTAATGTACTTGCCGCCACTCTTAAACGCCTGCTGACCGAAGAGACCCGCATTCTCAAACACCCCTGTTGCATAGAAAGACTTAGTATCTACGATGCGTACCTTGGTGCCTGTTGCATCACCTGTGTCTTTATCATAGTAAGGATAGTGGTGCTTAGATATAGTGCCTGTTGGGTCATACTCTACGGTAACGCCATATCTCTTGCAGGTTGAAAGTGATATACGCCTGTCACTAATTGCTGCTACTGTACCTGTCATCTCTAGTGACCTCGCTGGTTTACGTTCTACTGGTTTACCAATCTGTCCGTTGCCGTGTTCGTAATGAGTGCAGCCCCCAGAAAAGCAGACTGCATGTCCATCACTATAACGAGCCAGATTGTCAGATGAGCCACACGAAGGGCATGACTCATGTTGAACAAAGGTTGACTCGACTGTCATCAGAAGCCCTCACCACCTTCCTGCTCTGCGACCTCTAGCACCTTGATCTTGTTAAGGTACGTACTGGTGCCGTGTACAGGGTGTGGCTGACCTACTGTATACATGATACGCACCTTAGAACCTCGTCCAATGCGTCCCTTGAAGGCGTTGCCCTCTACGTCCACTGCTGAAACGTCATACTTGGTGCTGAACTTACGCTGCTTTGCACCTTCGTACTCGCGGAGCTTGACACCTTCACCTTCTAGGAAATCCGCTGTTGGCTCGTCTAAGGTAAGTACCAAAGAGAACTTGTTTGTGGACTGACCTTGATAAATCTCATGCTCGTCCAAGTTTTCAAACGCTATTAAACCTTCTAATACTGCCATGGTTACTGCCTCTAGTTATGACCCCTAAGGATCGTTTGGTTATTCTTTAATTATTAATCTTAAATATTTCCCTTTGCTTACCTAAGTATTATAAGGCCCAAAGGGATTGCTGTCAAGCTCTTTTTGTATTGGTTCTTCACTTTCGTGCATTGCATCGTTGGAATGTAGCAAACAACCATTACATAAATCTAAATGTAAGCCTGTATTTCTGTCTTTCTTTTTCAATTCATACTCATTAAGGATAACGTCACACGCTTTGCACCTACTCATTAAACACCTCGTTGTGTTTCACCACCATCTCGTTATAAGGATTGCTATAGTATTCATCCCTGACCTGCTTGATGACTCGTTGTGTCAGCTCAGATAAGGACATACAGTATACCTGATACTCTACCAGTTCGTCAACCATTACGTGCGCTTGAGGCTCAATCCAGTCATTTAAATCATAGCCAATCATGTGTTCTTTAATCCTGCTCATCTTTGTGTTTCCTCTAGTGTGTAAATGCGTCCGTAACTGATCAAGAACAGGGGTATGCGGATGATTGTGCCTTCAAACAACACAGGGTGTATCTCTTCTGCTGCCACGTCCCAAGAGATCATTGGTGCGCTGTCTGGGAACTCTAGGTCAAAGCCTACTCCCAACCTGTACTCCATGCTTAAGTGTCTATCAAATATAATCATTATACTAATCCTCTGTTTAACCAAGATGCCGACAGCTTGTCGCCCTTGGTCTCCAGTAGGGGCCAGATGGCTGCCCTGTGAGGTATCCGTAGGTCTGCGTCAGTCACCACGTCAGCATAGCCAAAGCGGTTGTGAAGCGTACCGTGTGCAATCTTGGTTATCAGTGACAACTGTTTCATGCTGTACTGTGCGCCTATCACTAGACGCTCGTGGGTTGTCTTGTTTGTGTACATTCTAATCTTCTGTGGCATTAGTCCTGCTCCTCTAACCAGTTCATCTCAGCTTTAATGTCAGCCAAAGCCTCGTCAATTTCCCATTGTTCCATGGGCGGGTAATCGTCAGCGTCATGTAGATGCTCGTCACCGTGGTATTCGTTATTACTCATAAGTTTTCTCCGCTTGTTTATATTTACTTAGCCAACAGGTTGCACATATGTACAACCCTGATTCTACTATGTCTGCCCTTTGACCGCAAGTACATTTGATCATGCTTGCCGCCAGTCCGGTGTGACCGTGTCGATAGTGTAACCTAGCTCCTCTATTAGAGCAAGGGCTGCATGTGTAAGGGTCTTACATCCCGACAGTCTAGCGAAGGTCTCCGCGTTGTTACAGGCAGGGTAAATAACTGGCTTACCGTAACAGTGCTTAACTTCTATCAATATTGATTTACTCATTA